GTCAAGCAGTACGAATCGCTCCAGACCGAGAAGAAGCATTTCGAGGCGGCCAACCGCACCCTGGACAAGAACCTGACCGAAGCCAAGACGGAGTTGGAGTCCCTGCGGACCCGCGTGGCGACCCTGGAGCGCGAGAACACGCGCTTGAAGGGCCGCATCGAGGAGTTGGAGCGGATCGTCGAGGGCCGCCTGGGCAAGAAGGCCAGCTGATCCGTGGCTGCCCCTCAAAAGCGTTTCTGGACCATGCAAAGGGAGATGCGAAGATGGCGCGAAAGACGAAGAAGCGCGGCGGGGGCCGCAAGCCGCTGCCCGACGAATTGAAGAAGAAGCGGATCGTCGTCTGGCTTGCCCCCATCGACGTTGTTCGACTGGAGGAAATGGGCCAGGGCAACGCGGCGGAAGGGGTCAAGAAGCTGATCGGCGAGAAACGGCCGCAATACATTCCCGGCCAATTCGCCGACTGCTCCGACGGAAAGAAAGGAGCAACGCGATGACCTGTCAGGAATGGCAAGACCTGTTCAACACGAAGACCCCGTTCGGCGCCACGGCGGCCGAGCGGGGGGCGTGGTTCAACCATCTGGATGTCTGCCCGGCGTGTAGGAAGCTGCTGCACGAGCGGCCCGTCAAGCGGCGCGTGTCTGCGGCGGAAGTGCTGGAGATCGCCCGGATCGCCCTCAAGGACACCCTGGACCCGGAGGCGTGACGCATGTGGCCCCGGCGAGTCAGGGGCGGGAGGGATGAGCGATGCTCAAGACTGGCGTAACGTGGTGGTCTGGTCGGCACTGGTGGTATGCCGCACTGGACGGCGTGTCCAGACGGGGCGAAACAGAGCAGGAGGCGATTGCCAATCTTGAAGAGGCGCTCAACAAGGCGGGGCGGCGGATTTACCTGTTCAACTTCTAGCAGCTTCTCCGACGCCAACGTCACCGTCTGCGCCCATGCCGACGCCAACGCCAACGCCTCCGCCAACGCCAACGCCCACGCCAGCGCCAACGTCACCGCCGCCGCCGACGCCAACGTCACCGCCCTCGTCACCCTTTTGAACAGGAGTCCCCATGCAAGTTGAATTGACTTTCGGCAATCCGACCTCGCCAAGCTGCAACGGACAGATCGTGCCGTCCCACGGCTACATCGCTCATCCGTACTGGCCGGAGATGTTCCGGGTCATCGAGATTTTGAAACAGAGCGGCGTCAACCGCGCCCGGACGGAGGCCAACCGCCGCCGGGCGCTGGAGGAGTTCTTGAAGGCTAACCAGATGACGCTCGCGGACTTCGAGGCCCTGGAAAAGTTGTCCCAGCGGCCGTTCCACACGAACGCGGAAGGGCGGATCGTCATTCCGGCCGACCGGATCGCCTCATGCCTCGTCAACGCCGTGGACATGGCGCCGGCCCGCATTCGCATCCCGAACCTGCGGGTCGCCCTGGAAATCAGCGTGTTCTCGACCGAGAAGACCGAGCCGGATGGCGTGTGGGAACGGTTCGCCGTGGTGGAGGGCGGCCAGGGCAAGCTGTCGAATCAGCGCGGACTGCGACGGAACGCCTACATCCGCGACTTCGTAGCGGTGGGAGAGATCAATTTCGACCCGGCGCTGGTCAAGCCTAAAGTGGTATCGGAATTGCTCGACTACGCGGGCCGCGAAGTCGGCATCGGCGCGAGCCGCAAGATGGGATGGGGACGGTTCAAAGCCCGCACGACGGAGTGACCAATACCAGCGTCTACGCCGACGCCCACGCCGACGCCGCCGTCTACGCCAACGTCACCGCCGCCGCCTTCGACGGAAAGGAGAATGTTGTGATTGAATGCATGGGTTTGAAGCTGATGCTGACGAGCGGGGCCTGCCCGGAGCAGTACGACGTGTTCCTGGACGGCGCGCAGGTCGGTTACATCCGGCTGCGGCATGGTCGGTTCCGCGCTGACTGCCCAGACGTGGGCGGCGAAACTGTCTACGTCACCGACACGAAAGGCGACGGACGGTTCTACGATGAGGAAGAACGGCGCTTCCAACTGGGCGAAGCCTGCAAGGCAATCAAACGATGGTTAGATCAACAGAAGGGGAGCAGTCATGATTAAGCGGCCGTCTGAGATATTCCCGGCGCTGCTTTTAACGGAGTTTCGCCGGCTGGCGAAATTGGACTTCCCTTTCGCCACGCTGCAACCTCTGGACTTCCCCACCTTCCGGATCGACTTCCACGTTCCGACGTTCTTGAAGCGGCTGTGTCAGGTCAGTCAGAAGGAGGGGGAAATGGACAATTCCGGCGGGGACGCCGCCGGCATGGTCGCGGCCGTGGCCTGGATCAAGGAGGGTCCGAAGATCGTCCGGGTCCGTCAGGACCAGTACGAGGCGCTGCGCCATGTGGACGTGAACGTGGAGTTGTGCGATTTCAAGATGCCCTACCCGTCCCTGCTCGTGGACCTGTCGGAAGTGGAGGGGAGCCTGCACACGAGTTGCCTCGTCCACCAGCCGAACCCGTACATCCTGATCTGCCATTCGATGAGCAAGGACAACATCGACGACGTGGCTACGGTCATCCGGCACCGGCCGGGAGTCTTGACGGAGGAATCCCTGGAGCGCTACGACGAATCGCTCCAAAACATCTCCGTCGCGTCCTGCCAGACCCTCCGGGTCAGCCTGAACATGGCGCTGGCCTTGACCAATTTCGGCTGTCAGGCCAGGGTCGTCTTCCCGGAGGAGAAACGGAGGGACGAGAAGCTGGCCCAAGAGGAATCGGACCGGGGGGAACGGGCCAAGGCCCGCCTTCGGGAGACCCCGATGGAGGTTGACTTCACCCACGAGGTCCGGCTCTATCACCGCGAAGGCGGCCACGAGAGCGATCCTGCCGGGCGGGAAGTGGGCTTCCACTGGCGGCGGGGACACTGGGCCATGCAGGCGCACGGACCCCTGCATTCGCTGCGCAAGCGCATCTACCGGGCGCCCACGATGGTCCGGGCCGATCTGATGACCGAGCAGAAAGCGTCTGGAACGGTGGTTTACAAGTGAAAAGGAGAGCCAAAATGGCTGACCTGAGAATCCGCGCGACTTGGACAATCGACCTCAGCACGGACGAGCTGGTGCTGCTGTGCAGAGCGCTGCGCTGCAAGCTGACGACGCCGGATCAGAGGATTAACGCCGCTGATCTGGCCGACAAGCTGGGCGAACTTCGGGCCAAGACGCTCATTCAACAAGGAGATCAGGCTCGAACGCTGCTAGACAACATCGACGCAAACAGAAAGGAGCGGAGTCATGCTGATGTTTCCCATTCAGTCCAAGAACCATAAGCACGACTGCGTGATCGTTGTCTTGGACAAGTGCAACATGGAGAGGATGCGCGAGGCTGATCCGGTCGAGATCGACCTGCGCAAGCTGGCGGAGTATCGCCTCGTCAACCCGGTTCTCCTGATCTGCTTGGAAGAAGAATCGGCCGCCCTGGATCGGCTGATCCACGCGGGCGACATAAGGGCAATCGTCAAGCACTTGCGACGCGGCTGGACGTTTCGTCCTGAGCGGGGCGATCATGATAGAGGACCGGAAGCTCTGAAAGACCAGAACTGAAAGGAACCGCCCCTATGACGGTCGCCGAGTGGGAAGCCGGCTATCACCGCCTCTCTGCTCGTGCGGGACGTGCGAGAGTTGGAGCGGTGGTTGATGCAGGAAGGAGGGTGAGACGATGCGCAACATCGGAAGCCGCAAAGTCTACCACATGGCCGGCAAGGTGCGTATAGACGGCGCCGTTTCGCCGCTATGTGCTACGAAGCCGCGAGTCCTGAATCTCAGGCGAGAATTGTGGACGCTTCGATGGGAGGCGGTGACGTGCGCCGCATGTCTGAAGCTGAAAGCGGCTGGCGGCGTGGGTTGACGACCGCGAGACCACCGGAGGACTGATTTGTGGTGAACGTGATCTTATCCGAAGTCGAACCGATCCGGGGCGATTCCTACGAAACGGTGGGATACACCACCTGCGATTTCTGTTTCCAAAATGCTACGGATGAACTTAATTGGCCGTGCGACTGGTCCCAAGTCCGGCGGTTCTACGAGCTGCTGGGCGAAGCGGGGTGTATCGTGTGCGAGAACTGTCTGCCGGCGTTGCTGGCCGGCGAGCATGAACCGGAGCCGCCATGTTCGTGAACCTGTGCCCCTGCTGCGGTCGTCAAATCCGCCGCGACTATACCCACTGCCACACCTGCGGCCGGCATGTTCGCCAGAAGCGGCAGCGGGAAGAGGAAAAGCTGGCTTTCTCGCCTCCTCCTCCGCCGGCCCCGGTCGCTGTCGGCGGCGGTTGGTGGCGCGTGCCGTGCGCGACGCCGGATTGCGGCGCGATGCTGCTGCTGCCCTTCCGGCCGACGAGGCCCAAGCGGTGCGAGGCCCACGCCCACGCCCTCGACGGGCAGGAGTGGGCGCGGCGGGAGCTGCGGCGGCGGTTTAAACTGGTAACGTGTCTGGAGAATTCCCAGCACTCATGGGCAAATGGTCGCAAGAGGCCGTGGTACAAAGCGACGGTATGGCATGGAAAGCCGCGCATTACAGAAGAACAAAAAGCGGCAATTCGACAGCTGCGGGCAAGCGGCATGATGTTGAAGGATATCGGGCGGCGCTTCAACCTCGGAACATCACATGTTCACCGGATCGCGGAAGGAAAGCTATGAAGAAAGGAGCCTCGGGAACGGCGCGACTCAAAGCGCCGTTCCCGTAGCAACGGCGATGGGCGGCAAGTCCACGATAGCGGCTCTCGTATGGAGCCGCCTGGGCGATATCGACAACTTCGTGGAACCATTCGCCAACTCCGCCGCGGTGCTGCTGGCCAGGCCCAGCGAGCCGCGGGTGGAGACGTGCAACGACCTGAATCCGTACATCAGCAACTTCTGGCGTGCCACGCAGCAGGCCCCCGACGCCGTGGTCGAGTATTGCGATTGGCCGGTGAATGAGACGGACCTGCATAGCCGCCACCGCTGGCTTGTATTGTCGCCCCAGGCCAAGGACTTCCGCGAGCGGATGAAGGCGGACCCGGACTACTACGACGCCCGCGTGGCCGGCTGGTGGGTGTGGGGAGCGTGCTGCTGGATTGGCGGGGAGTGGTGCAGGTACACGGACGGCCCGAACCGCCGACCGAATCTAAAAGGCCAGGGTGTCAATGGAGCCGCCCACCAGCGCTGCCGCCCTCGCATCGCCGCGCCCGACTCGTCGGCGGGTGCGGGGGTGCATGGGGAGCCGAGCGAAGGCTGCGGCGTGTGCGGGACGCCGCCGGAGTCGAGGCCGGGAATCGGCGTGGGCCAATGGTTCGGCAACGGCATCAATAACGGCGTCGGCGGCGGCACCTGCGCCGAACGCCGCGCGTGGCTGCTCGATTGGTTCGGCCGGCTCCGCGACCGCCTGCGCAACGTGCGGGTGTGCTGCGGTCACTGGAAGAGGGTGTGCGATAGCGAGAGCGTGACAACCCGCCTCGGCACAACCGGAATCTTCCTCGACCCGCCGTACCCCATCGTGCAGATGCGGGAGGCGTTGACGGCGAAGAAGGGCAAAAAATCCCGCTCCGGCGGACTCTACCAGGGCGACGACGCCGCGGCGCTCCTCGACCTCCGCGACGAGGTGCTGGCCTACTGCGTGGAGCGGGGCAACTTGCCCGGTTACCGGATCGCCGTTTGCTGCTACGAGGGCGACGGCTACGAGGCGTTGAAGCCGCTGGGCTGGGGTTGCGTCCATTGGCAATCGCAAGGCGGGTACGCGAACCGTAGCAAGAACAACGAGAATCGGCGGCGCGAGCGGATTTACTTCTCGCCGGGCTGCGTGCGTCAGCCGACGCTGCTCGATGGCCTGGATGTGGGAGAATGACATGGCCAAGACGACCGTGGAACAGCGGGCTATTTTGCAGCAGTACCACGATTACCTGCGCGACCGTGATCCTACATTTGCCGGAGAGGGCGTGCGTCGCGCGCTGCAATCTCTTCTTGACGACGCCGACGCTCTGGAGGCGGCGGAGAAGGAGAGGGATGCCCTGGAGGAAAACATGACGACCGATGAAGCCGTGACCGAACTACGGCGCATTCTTGCTACAACGGCGGACAATGCCGATTTTCGGAATAAGTTGGAGCGGCCGATCCGTACCGTCATCGCCGCTCTGGCCGACGCGACCAGCCGCGCCGCCGAGGCGGATGCGGGGGCGGCGGTTATGCGGGACGCGGCCGAAACGCTGCGCGACTTCGCCAGTCTGCCGGCGAATATTCACCGCGAGCATGTACGCCGACAATGGGATGAGGCCCATGCTACGCTTACCAACCACAACGCCGGCCGCCGTCTGCTGGAGCGGCTGGAGGCGGCGGAGCGAGTTTGTGAGCGGATGAGGGACGGCTACAACGATTCGGAAGCCCTGAACCGCTGGGAGCGGGCAAAGGAGAGGGAACATGGACCCCCCGGCGCACCGCCCGCCGCCGGGGGCGTATAATCTCTTCCATGTCCAAGGACTTCCTGACCCAATTTCCCTTCATGGCCTCCCCGCTGCATCTGATGGCGATGCACCGGGGAGACCTCTATTTGAAGACCCCGGCCCACCTGTACGACCTGAACCGCCGCCTCTTGGAGTTCTACCGCGCGCCGGGAGGCTCTTGGATCGGCGTGAACATGCCGCGCCGCTGCGGCAAGACCGAGACGGCGACCATCGGCCTGTCTGCGTGGTCCCTCCTGGGCAATCCCGATTTGCCCATCCTGGCCGTGGGCCACTCGGAAGACTTCGCCATCAGCAAGATCGGCCGCCCCGTCCGCGAGATCATCGACCGCTTCGGACCCACCCTGGGCCGCAAGATTCGTCAGGACGTGAAGGCGGCCGGGGAATGGAAGATGGACGGGGCCGAAGGCGGCCTCACCTGCTTCGGACCCTCCAAGGGCGGCGTGGGCTACGAAGCGGGCCTTTACATCATCGACGACTTGATCGCCGACATCGAAGACGCCTTCTCCCCCGGCGAGTCCGAGAAGCACTGGCGCTTCTTCATGGGCACGATCTATGGCTTGCTCACCAACCAGACGAAATTGCTGGTGGTGGGTACGCGCTGGAGCCGGCGCGACATCTTCGGCCGGCTGACCCAGTTCGCCAAGGAGATCGACCACCCCTTCCCGATTGTCCGCTATCCTGCCCTGGCCGTGGAGCGGGACATCGACCCAGAGACGGGCAAGGACCAGCTGGGCCGAGAAATCGGCGAACCTCTCTGGCCCGAACGGGTGTCCCTGGCCCACATCTTGGGGGCCAAGAAGCGCTTCGGCCCGTTCTGGAACGCCCACTATCAGCAGTCTCCGGTCGAAGAGGAGGACTCGCTTCTCAAGCCCCACTCCTGGCCCTTGTGGCAGGACGCCGGGCACACCTACCGACTCACCCGTTCGCTCCCGGACGGCGGCGGGGAGATGAGCCGGGTCATGAAGGACCAGATCGCCGTCATGATCGCGGTGGACTGGGCCTACCGGGAGAAGAAGAAGGCGGACCGCACGGCGATCATCGTCTTCGGCCTCCTGCCGGACGGGGCCATCATGATTTTGAATTGCATCGCCAAACGGTTCTCGGTAGAACAGGGACCGAAGGAGTTGGCGCGGATTTGCTCGGAAATCCGCCAGACTTACGGCCACTTGTCCGCCCTGGGCATGGAGGGGCATCCGGCGATGGCTCTGGAATGCCGGCGCTACCCTGGCATTCCAGAGCCGATGCAGTTCAAGCCCGGCTCCATCCCCAAGGTGGTCCGCGCCATGGGCGCGATCGAGATGGGCAACGCCGGCCGAATCTTCCTCCCCGACGAACACCGCCCCTGGCTGGACGACTTCCGCGACGAATTGGGGGCGTTTACGGGCGTGGACGACGACCACGACGATCAGGTGGACGCCCTGGCCTGGGCCTGCCGGCTGGCTACCGACCTGCGGGGCGCCGGCCGGGGCTGCGACGAGCCGGTCGTCCTGATCGACGCTCCGCAGCGTGGAGACCTCTATCAATGATGGTTCTGGAAGCCTTGCCCTTCCGGATCAAGAACACCGGCGTTCAGCCGATGGTCGAAGCCTCCGTCCGTCCTCCTCACGCTCAGGGGCAAATCCTCACCGTCACCTTCATCCAGGGCACGGCCGAGTTCTTCGCCGTCACCCAGCTGATGGAGTCGTGGTTCGCCCTGGCCCGCAGAGTGGAGGGGATCGAGAAGGAGCGCGACGACGCCAACGACGAGATCGCCAAACTCAGGCAAACCTTGGCCCACAAGGACAAGCAGATCGCCGGCTATGAGGCCACGATCTCCGGGCAAAAGCGGGAACGGAAGCACCAGTAATGGCCAGCCCATCCAGTTCGTCTTCGGGGACCGCGCCGACCACGGTGTACTGGAACCCCACGCGCGTCTCGATTCAGGAAGTTCAGACCATCACGGTCGCGGGAGTGACGCAGGCCGGCTCGATCCTGACCGTCTCGGTCGGAGTTTACCCCAACATCGGCACGATCACCTACACCACGACGGCGGCCGACACGAACACGACGGCGGCCTCCAGCCTGCAAACGCTCTTGAACAACTCCGTCGATCCCCGCTTCGCGGAGGTCAACTGGACCGTCAGCGGCAACGTCATCACCGCCACGTCGGCGACGGCGGGGACGCCGGTGACGATCTCGGTCACGGTCGGCGGCGTCCTGGGCGCCAATCTGGCCTTGGCGGTCACGACTCCCAACGCCTCGCCCAACGACGCGGGCGACAACGCCAACTGGAACCGCAACGGCGTGCAGCAGGTTCCCCAGCCCGGCGACACGGTGATCGTCCAGAACTCGTCGGTTTCCATGCTGTGGAACCTCAGCGCCTTGGCCGGCGTGGCCTTCGCCTCCTACACCCGTTGGCAGTCCATGACCGGCGCCATCGGTCTGCCGGAGATCAACCCGGCCGGCTACATCGAATACCGCCCCACTTACTTCCAGTTCTCCGGAACCGCCGGAGCGGTCCTGCCCGTCCTGTTGGGTCAGGGCACCGGGGGCGGCCCGCCCCGCGAACGCTACAACGTGGGGAATCAGAACACGGCCCTGACGGTGATCGGGACCGGATCGGCTCAGGACGCCTACGCCGTTCGGTTCTTGGGAACCAACGCCTTCAACACTCTCAACATCTTCACCGGCTCGGTCGGCGTGGCGATGCTGCCCACGGAGGCGGCGACCGTCGCCAACGCCACGGTGCTGACGGGCGGCTTCCTGGCGGCGGGCGTCGGCTGCACCGTGACCGGGACGCTGACGATCAACGGCGGACAGGCGCTCCTAATCAACGCCCCCAACAATCCGATCAACGCCGTCCTGGGCCAGTACGGCGCCCGCATCGTCGTCTCCAGCATCGGCGGGGCCGTTTACCCGTCCATCACGCTCAAGAGCGGTTCGACGGCGACGTGGCTCTCCGACGCCTCCATCACCACGCTCGTCCTCCAGACCGGCTCGGTGTTCGACAAGTCGGCCGACGCCCGGCCCATCGGCGTCACTAACAGCACGCAGGACGGCGACACGACCATCGTGCGCGATCCTCAGAACGCGATCTCGTGGCTCAATCCGATCACCTTCACCAACGCCGCCCTCAGCGGGCCGGTGCAACTCGGCCCCGGCCGGACATGGAAAATCACATGATCGAGCATCCCGACTACGAAGAGAAGCCGCCTGAGAAAGCGGCCGAGAAGTTCCCGCCCATCCCCGTTCAGGAGGGCGTGACTGCGATCCTCTGCCTGCAATACAGCCCCGGCAAGGGCTTCTACCAGATCGCCAACGGCATCGACAAGATTCCCCCGGAGCAGCTTTATTTTCACCTGCAAATCCTGCAAGAGCAGATCATGGCCCACTTCCTGACGCTTCAGCAGGTCAGGATGACGCAGGAGCAGGCGCGGACAGTGCAGCTGGCGCGGGGACGGGTGAAGAGTCCGTTTGGGGGATGAAATTCCCAAGAGGTCTTGACACCACCCCCTCCCTTATCCATACCCTTTCCCCATTATGGTCAAGGTCTGGAAGGAAATCGCGCGGCAGGGCGCCCATGTCTACATCGGCGAGGACGGCAAGCCGCGCACCCTGGACGCCACGCCTGAACTGGTCAAATACTGGTTCGATCAGGGCAAGCTGATGCGGTCGGCGGGCCTGTCGATCCCGATTCCCCTGGAACACGATTCCGACGCCCGGCCGATGACCGCCGCCGAGAGAGCGGCCAACCGTCTCAAGAACAACGCCGGCTTCGTGGACGATTTCGATTTCCGCAAGGTCAAGGACAAGGACAAGGACGGCAAGGAGATCGAAGTCGATGCAGTCTTCGGCCTGCACGACATTCTCGATCCAACCATCGCCAAGAAGCTGCCGGCCATCCGCTGGGTCAGTCCGTGGTTCTCATCCTTCGTGGACGGCGCCGGCAAGCAATGGAACGGCGTGATTTCTCATTCAGCGCTCACGACGCGGCCAAGGATCACGTCTCAGCTGCCATTTCCCGATCTTTCCGCCGCGATGTCCTTGGCCGCGTCTCCTTCCAAACTCGACCCCGCCAAGTACGCCGGCAAGGGATTCGCCCTCTCGCGCGCCGGCCTCTTGAAAGGCGGCAAGCCCGCCTACCCGATGGCGTTCTCCCTGGCCTACGGCGTCAAGTTGGCGGCCGGCGACTTCCCCAAGCAGAAGGACGAGCCGCCGGAGAAGAAAAAGTCCAGGGACCGCGACGATGAAGACGAACCGCCGCCGCACAAGGAGGGCGAAGACCTGACAGGGGAAGGTGTCGTCGAAGAGGTCGAATCGTTGGTCGATCAGGACGGCGACATTTCCGTCTGGGCGGTGATCTGCGACCTTCTGGAATGCGAAGGCTACGATTGCGGCGCCGACAGCGTGACTCCGGAGAACGGGCCGGAGATCGTGTATCAGGCTCTTATGAGCAAACGCAAAGGTGGTGGACACGACATGGCGAACGACATTCCTCAGCCCCCGGCCAATCCGCCTGGCGCTCCCGCCAAGCCCGACATCGCCGCCCCGCCTTTGTTCATGAGCCTTCTGGACGCCAACCTTTCTCTGGAAGACATCGCCAAGATCGCCGACGCCGGGCAGCGCGGCGTGGCCATGTCGCTCTACCAGCAGCGGCAGAAAGTCGCCGCCCTGGAGAAGAACGCCATCGAGGGGGCGCGGCTGGCCCGCAAGGCGCGGCTGGAAGCCGTGAAGATGAAGCTGCCCAAGGACGTTCAGGACCAGTTGCAGAAGATGGCGGACGGCGCCAAGTTCGCTCTGGGCGACGATGGCGCGGTCAAGGACGAGTTCACCGACATGCTGAACGTCCTTGAGAAGAGTTTGAAAATCGACGTGCCGGCGCTCCTGGCCGACCCCAGGGCCGCCTTCGCGGTCGTGCCGCACCCCGAAGAAATGACGGGCGGCATGTCGGAGGAGCGGCGGCAAGCCATCGTCAACGACGCCTCCAGGGCGTCGGGGCGGGATGAACCGTACAAGGCCAAGGCGTCCTGAATCAACATGGGGCTGGCGACCTCTCGCCGGCCGACGATGGGCATAAGCGGAAGTCATGAGCCGCTGAGTGTGCCCGAACACACGCAGCCTTCGGGGGCTGGCGAGAAATCGTCAGCCCCTTTTCGTTTCTCCGGAGGCGGCGATGAGCCAGATTTCTTCTCTGTACGGCAACCTGCCCGGCATGGGCACGGTGGTCGAAACCTACGAGGCCGCCTTCACCTGGGGGCCGCCGTGGCGCTTGATCTTCACCAACGGCTGGATCGACGCCAACGCCATCGACAGCGGCAACACGCCGACCTACAAGCTGCGCCCCGGACTCGTCATGGGCAAGATCGGCGGCCCCGGCGGCGCTTCTCCGGGCCGCTGGACCAACTACAACGCCGCCGCCACGGACGGCTCGCAGATCGCGGCCGGCGTCCTCGTCACCGGCCTGCGCATGCAGGACGTATTGAGCGGCCTCAACACGCAGAAGTTCTACTCCATCCTGACGGCGGGCGGCGTGCAGGCCGCCAAGCTGCTCGGCCTGGACAACCTCGCCCGCGCCCAGATGGCGACGTGGTTCCAATTCGACGACAACCTGACCGGGACGTGGCAGTTCGAGTTCCTGACTTTCGTGGCCAAGACGGCGAACTACCAAATCTTGTCCACGGACAACATGACGGAGTTCAACAACACAGGCGCGACAACTGCGGTGACGTTCACGCTGCCGCCCATCGCCCCTGGCTTGAAGTTCGGCTTCCGCGTGGTCGCCAACCAGAACCTCTCGGTCACGTCCACGGAAGGCGCGAACATCGTGGCGTTCAACAACGCCTCCGCCAACACGGTCGCCTATTCGACAGTCGGCCAGTTGATCGGCGGCGGCTTCAAGATTTACTCGAACCAGACCGGCACGAAATGGGAAGTCGAAGACACTTCGGCCGGCACGAACACGATCACGGTTTCCTGATCTGGAGAACGGACGATGGCCGCAGTCCTTTCCGAGCTTCTTCTGCCGCAGGTCATCCTCGATCTGGTCTCCAGATTGAAGGGCGGGCGCGGCCCGTTGGGATCGTGGCTGGGCTTCCAGCCCAAAGCCTTCGATCCCAAGAACGTCACCTTGCGCGGGCCGAACACCCTGGCCGACGCCAGTTCCATGCTGCCCGGCTACGAGAACGGCCGCAGCGTGCGGTACTATACCTACCGCATCTTCGACAAGACGCGCGTGGTGATGAAGCTGCGGGCGCCGGGCACCGGGCCGGCGGAAGTGGCTCAGAACCCGATGGGCCAGAACACCGTCGTCGTGGCGCGGTTTCACCAGAAAATCCCGCTGCTCTACGAATTGCTGGGCAACCTATCGCCGATGGTGGGTCCGAACGCCCAGATCGACTCCAAGGGCGAGGACTACATCAACCGCCAGACGGGGTTCCTCCTGCGTCAAGGGTCGATGACGATTGAGGCGCTGGCCGCCGGCATGATGCGCGACTCGCTGTACGCCATCCAGACCGGCGACGACTGGTTCCCGCAATTCACCGCTCCAACGGGGTCGCAGATCGGCTTCCAGATTCCCTTCGGCGTCCCGGCGGGCAACAAGTCGCAAGGCAACATGCTGGGGACGGGCAACCTGATTACGTTGGCCTGGAACAATCCCAACGCCCTCATCATGCGGCAATGCGAGAACGTCAAGGCCGCCTACGTCCAGTTGAGCCAGTTCCCCCTGACCGACGCCTGGATCAACAGCACGCTCTGGCCCTCCATCATCACCAACACGGAAATCCGGAACATCGCCGGCACGGCCAACAAGCCGTTCGCCGACTACACGCGGGCGCCCGATACGGGCATGGAGGGCACCGGGCCTCCGAATCAATTCACCGCGACGTTGGTGGGCGTGCCGTGGCTGACGTTCCATTTCTGCGACGACACGTTGGCGCTCAACACCGACATCGACCCCAGTTACGGCACGGCGCCGGCGGCGGCGAACTTGGCCAAGCTGGTCCCGGACAACCTGTGCATTTTCGCCACGACGCCGGATTCCGGCGAGGACCGCTGGTGCCGTTTCATTGAGGGCGGCGAGATCGTGGTCGAAAATCCTGGCATGGCGGGGGTGCTGCGTCAGGGCTGGTATATGTGGCACGAGTACGCCACGCAGCCCTCACGGATCGAATTGATTGCGCTCTTGAACGGCATCCCGGCGCTCTATGTGCCGCTCGTGATGGCGCCGCTGACCGTGATCTTTTGATGGTGCGCCATGCCGACGTTGGGCACGCTTTACTGTTCGCCCAGCGACGTGTACGACGCCCTGGGCGCTGAGGGGGTCGATCTGACGCTGGACGACCGCAACGACGCGACCGGCCAGCAGATCGTCGTTTCGGCCAACGCGGCGGCCAACGCGACCTCGCTCGCCGTCGCGGCTCTGACGTTGCCCTTGCTCAACGGTCAGGTGTTGCAGTTCGAGGGGTCGGGGACGGACCAAACGAGCGTGACGCTCTCGGCCGTGGCCCAGGTCGGAGCGACCTCCCTGACCGTGGCGGCTCTGGCGAACGCGATCAACGTCAACGCCAAGGCGGTTGACACCGGAGTCAACACGGCGGCGGCCCGCAGGCTCTTGAAAGCCTGCGAATACGCCAAAGGGGAGATCGACGACTACTGCACGACGCGCTACGACGAGAGCCAGTTGTTGATAAACGCCCAGCTGAGGGGCGGATCGGTCGGTCGATGGGCGACGACCTTGGCGGCGTTCTGGATTTGCAGGCGGCGGCGGCAAGGTCCATCCAAAGGGCTGATGGCGGAAGCGGAGGACGTTCGGGACAAACTGGAGCGGGTGCGGGCGAGCCAGTACAACATCGCCTACATCGGCACGCGGACGACCGGCTACCCGTTCATCAGCAACGTGGAGATCGACACTCGCTACGAGATCGGCAAGGTGCGCGTGATCGCGGGACTCTCGGAAGGCACGCCGACCAACTACGGTCAACTGGTGGACTGGTCCTCGATCTACGCGATCACTTACTGGTGAGGAAACCATGGCGCAACGTACTCTTCTGGGTCTGAACCTCGCCAACCAGACGCTTCGCATCCCCTGCGGGCCGTCCGACCGCATCGGCATCGGCGTTTCGGGGACGTGGGTGGGAACGATCACCGTCTACCGCTCCTTCGACGGGGCCAACTACCAGAACTTCCAGGCGACGGACCTGACGACGTTCCCTACGACAGCCGGACCGACGACCATCACGGTCAACGGCAACTTCTTCCTCGACGCGCTGGGCGCCTCGCAGATCGTGGTCACGTTCACGTCCTACACGAGCGGCACGGCGCTGGTCATTGGGGCTTCGGCGAAAGATGGCTCGTGGCAGGACGCCTATCTCGCCTCGACCAGCAAGTTCGTCTCCCAGAACGTGACGGGCGGTCTCGTCAACTCCCAGGTGGTCGCCGCTCAGCCGAATCGGGCCTGGCGCTGCCGGGCGGCGTCGGCGTCGTTCAACAGCGCCCCCAGCGCCCCAGTCGAGTTCCAGATTTTGGATGGGGCGTCGGCGGTCCTGTGGGACGGCTACATTCCCGTAGACATCAACACGTCGGCGGCGGGCGGCGTATTCAACGTGCCGTTGCCGCCGTTCGACCCAGCCGTCCCCAACTCCGGCGGCGTGGTCGGCACGGTCGGCAACTCCATGACTCTGAAACTGTTCGCGCCGGGCGGCACGGTGATCTCCACGGTGAACGGGGAACTTCTAGCCGCATAAGATGTTGGTGCAGCGTTTCTTCGGGCGCCGCCGTCTGGACTTGTGACAGGCGGCGGCGTTTTGCGTAGGTGAGGACATGCCGCTCCAGAGCGCCTTCACGAACGCCTTCGCAACCGCCCCCGGCGGCGGGGCGCCCTACTGCGTCAACCATCCCCTGCCGGCGGCGGAAGGGCCATTGGGGGATGTGCCCGCCTACACGACCGACCCGGTGGTTCTGCCCTACGCCTACGAGATCACCGCTGTCGTCGAATTCCAGTCCCAGGCGTCCCCCAGTCTGACCACGAATCCCTACGTCGTCATGCAAACCGACCAGGGCGACGGGCAATGGCTCGATCTGGCGTGGTGTACGCTCACCGCCGCCCCGGCTCCCGGAGCGATCACCATGTTCGTCCTGTCGGCGTCCGTGAACGCCAATCAGGGGTCCATCGCCTTGCAGCCGCGCACAGTAGGGACGGCGCCGACGCCGAACAACGGCTCCAACCTGATTAACCTGGGCCAGCGCTTCCGATTCGTAGGCAAGGCCAGTCTGGGGTCCAGTTCATCTTCTTCCGTGTCGTCCGCCGCTCCGTCTCTGGCGCCGGCCATCCTCGCTACGATCCGTTGGAGCGCCCAGGTCGCAAGGTGAGTTATGCCAAAGCAGTATGAAGCCATTCGGGACCGCTTCATCAAAGAAGGCATGTCATCCAAGGAGGCCAAGACGCGGGCCGCCAAGATTTACAACTCCAAACGGAAGAAGGGCCAGAAGCCCGTCACGCGCAAGAGCGATTAAATGGCCGCCCCCCTTCCAGACGTGATCGTGGTCAAAGCCTCGCAGGCGGAGGTCATGCGGGAACTGTCGCGCCTGGGCAAACTGATAAGCGGCGGCGCATCGGGCGCGGGCGGGTTCGTGCGAGCCATGCAGATTCGCGTGGGGCTGGCGATCCTGCAACGGATCAAGGCCGCCTTCATCGTCAAGGCGCGCGGCGGCGTGGACGAATGCGGAGACAGGTGGGCGCCCCTGTCACGCCACACGGTCGCTTACACGCGCAAGCATCCGGGCGTGCCCAGGAAGCGCCCCTTCTGGGACCACCACCCTTCCTTCGCCGCCAAACCGGCGCAGCGCGACCGCTGGTGGAGCCTCTATTTCAAGTTCAAGGCCCGCTACGGGGCGTCCCAGGCGGGCAAGCGCCGCGCGGCGGCCACGGCCTGGATGGTCTTGCGCCTGGAAGGCAAGGCCCCCAAGACCCTGATGGAGCGGTACGGGGACGTGAAGGTCGAAATCCTCCGCGACCGGAGCATCCTCTACAACAGCATCACGCCGGGCGCCGATGCGGATTCGGCCCCGCTCTTCCCGCCGCGCGTCAAGGAGCAGGTGTTCCGTCCAGGGACGGGGCAAGCCATTATCGGCACCACGCGCAAGCACGCCCGCTCGCATCATGATGGAATTCCGGGTAGAATCCCCCAGCGCAGGTTGTGGCCGGAACCGGCCAAGTGGACGACGCCCTGGTGGAGCGATGCGCTCGACCAGTTCCGCAAGGGCGTCGTCGAGATCATCGTGTACCTCCTGGGGAGGCTGAATCGTGAGTGAATCGAACGGCGTGTTCAAGCTGAGTTCGATGGGGACCGGCAAGTGGAAGGTCCAGTTCGGCGAGGAGCCGGACTTGGCGGTCGTCGAGATCGACGTGATCGAGCAATACAACCTCTACTCCGACCTGATCGACAAATTTCGCAACGACAAGGGGGAGATAGACAAGAACCAGTACACCGCCATTGCCCGCGCCAAGTGGGGGTTCGTCGGCGATGTCATCAAGGCCCACGTCGCTCAGGCGCTGGCCGAGAAGTTGATCGCCGGGCTGACCAACGGGGCGGCGCTCTACTTCTGCAAGGGGCTTCAAGACGAAGCGAACAGAATGCTCCCTTTTTTCAGGCTCGCCTCCGAAGCCGAGCCATCCTCGCCAGAGAGTTTGCCGACAGTTCACTACTCTACATAGACGCCTTCACGGAGCAAGTGCTGTTCGGCGCATTGCAGCAGGCCAGGGCGTGGGAGCGGCTGCACGATCCGGAAGTGCTGGGTTCGCCCGGCATGAAGACCGACAACGTGTACGAGATAGCGAAGGCGGCCGGCTACGGCGAAGAAGCGGCTCAGAAGTTCGCCAAGGACTGGGCGTGGCAGCGGTCAAAGCGGGACTTGCCGTACTGAGGCGGCCATGCAAGACGCCAACGTGGGCACGTTCGACGGATTGGACAACCGCAAGTGGCTGGTCCGGAATCTGGAGGAATTGGGGCATGGGCTGGACGAATGGTCGGCCGGACTCAAGCGCGCCATGTTCCTGCGGTCGCTGTTGGAGGAGTCGCCGACGTGGCGAGGAAAGACCAGCCGGCTCAAGGTCGATCCATGCAGCGCCGCCGACGCCTACTTGCTGTTGGTCGCCATGATGTCGGGCTTCGGCATCCCAATGGAGACGATCGCGCGGCGGCTGGAGGCCGCAATGAGGGCGCAGCGATGAGCAAGCAAGAGGTCAACACGCGGGTCTGCATCTTCTGCTTCCGCCCCTACGAGGCGGAAATGACGCATTTGGACCTGCCCTTTCCGATCCCGGTGTGCATGGCGTGCGCCCGCAAGGTGAACAAGGGCAAGCTGACGGTCAAGGACGCCAAGATGCGGCTGTGGGAACTGGAAGACATGGACATCGTGATCTGACATGTTCGACGCCTTGCTGTTCGCCTGGAGGGATTCATGCCGCACCATCCGGGGTTTCATGGATGCTTCCTTATGCGAGATCGTCGGCGACCCCGAAGGTCGGCCGCCGGCCCGGTGCGGCGACTGGTTCCTGGCCATCCACCAGGGGAACTATCGCTCGGTGATGAAAAACGCCCTGGACGAGTATTACGGCGTCCTCTTGACCCTCACCATGCGCGTGACCGTTCCAGTGGACCGGATCGGCGATCAACTGCTGGCGAAGAAGCTGGCGTCACAGCCGTTTCCAGGGAGTACCTCCAAGTTCCCCGCCGCGTCGTTCAACCAGCGAGCGAACATGCTGCGGGCGGTTTTTCACCAGAATTGGGTCGTGATCGCGGCGGCCAACGATTACCTTGTGAAGCTGCTTCCCGACGTGGAGGAGGTCCACGGATTTTCCGAGCCGGCCCAGTTCATGGGCGGCGAAGTTCCAACGCTGGTCGGGTCGGAATGGCTGGGGGACGAGCCTCCGACGGAGACCGACGAGGACGTGCCGATGGCTTTGAAGGCGACCTTGACGTTCGACGAATGCCGGCGGGGGCCGCAGCCCATAGGGGTCTACTCCTGATGCAAACGATGGTGCAGGAAGACGGCACGCCCATCGCCCTCGTCCATTGGACGTATCAGGACGGCCACTGGAGGGTCGCCTGCGCCCCGCATGTGCATCCGGACGGCAACTGGCAACGGACCAACGACGCGCGAGCGGTCAGTTGTCCGATGTGCAAGCTGACGGATGGATTCAAGGAGGCGCTGGCGCGGGAGCCGGCCATTCCGAGGGCGTCATGACTCCGCAAGTGGTCATCAGGATGTTGCCCGACAAGAGCGGCTGGGTCCGCATCCACTGGTTCGTGCGCGAACCCAAAGGTCCGATCCAAACTCTACCCAGCCGCGATCCGACCTACGCCCAACTGCCAGACGGGCACCCCATGAAGCCGGGGACGCGCGGATACATCGCCTGTCAGCGGTCGCGGACGACGGTGACGCCGGAACTCAAGAACGGAGTCTGGCACCCCTGCCCGCATTCGGACGACGTTCGCGCGGCGACCTGTCCGGAATGCCTCGCCACGGAAGAGGCCAAGGCGATGCTGGCGAACCTAGCCGAGATCGAACCGAATCCAACGTCTTGAGGGCTGAACAATGGCGGCAGGACTCGTGGTCCCGAACTCAGGCCCATACATCGGGACGTGGCACGCCTTCCCGTTAGGCACCCTCTCCGATGATGGCTACGAAATCTCCGCGACCGTCCAGGGGCAGGAAGTCAACGAAACCGACGCCTTCGGCATGACATTGGTGGAGGCGATCTATCGCGGCGCCAACTGGGAATGCCGCCTGCGCGGCTTGGAGTGGAAGCAGGGTCTTCTGGACTCCTGGCAAATGTTCGGCCAGACGGCGCCCAACACCTTGCAGCCAACCTTGTCCAACATCGGCGACCGCTGGACCAAATTCTGCAACCCGATGGTGCTGACCTCCATCCTGGGCAACCCGCCTTGCAGCCCTCAGTCCTTGACCGCCACGAACGCCGGCATCAAGCCGAATTCTCAGGCGGCGTTCAATTCGACCAGCAAGGTCAAGGAATTGCCCCTGACGTATGTGTTCATCCCCTACGCGACCGGCAGCCCCGCCGTCAACGTCCCCTTCACGACGACCTGATGAGTCATGGCCGACGAAGTGACCCTCCGAATCCGGTTCGAGGGCGACGGTCAGGCGGCCCAGCGTCAGGTCTCCGTCCCCACGCCTGTCCCGCCGGCGCGCACCACGCCCGTTCCGCCGACCCCACCGGCTGGCGTCCCGCCGACGCCTCCAGCCGCCATTTCCACACCCGCGCCTCAGCCTCTAATCGACATCAACGCGGAGATCGAAGCCTTTCGCAAGAAGATGTCCTATCTCCAAGAGGCCATGCACCCGGAGATCATCCAGGCGCGGATCAAGATGGAGCAGAGGCTCGCCTACGAGGAACAGAAACTCGCCGACAAGATGGAGGCGGAGCGGAGGCGCAGGATTCCGCAAGGGGAGATGGGTCCGCCAGCGCCGGAGTCGGCTGGTCAACCATCTTTCATGGGCGGCCTGATGGATTTGCTGACGGGCTTACGAGGAACCATCGGCGGCAAACTTGGACCCATCGTAGGCGGCGGTCTGGACATTGCAGCGGCTTTTCGCAAGTCGGCGACTGAGGGCGCTGGCGCTGCTAAAGGAGTGGAAGAGGCTGGAAAAAATCTTGAAGCCATCCCAGGGCTTGGACAAGTCGTCGCTATCGCCTTGGCTGCAATGGAGTTGTCCCATGCCATTGAGGAAGCGACGACCAGCATGATTCATGGCGTAGGTGAATTTACTTCCGCCCTCGTGTCCGCATCTAGCGACCCAGGAGAATATCTATCGTCTATAGGCCAGAGCGCCGAGGAAGTTGGGGGAGCGCTGTCTTATGTCATCCTTCCTTTGGGGCTTTTTGTAGGCGGCCTAGGCGCGGCCACGGATGAACTCGGCCATTTCATGCAGGTGTTGGACGACACCGTGGACCGCTACGCCGCCTATTCCCCCGAAGTATCGGTCGCCGAAGCCATGTCTCAGGTCGCCTTGACGATGGGGGACATCCGCCGCGCCCAGGAAGTCGGGCCGCAACTCGCTCAGTACGTTGAAGCCCGGACGGAGTTGCAGCAGCGATTCGAGGACATGAAGATCAGGCTTCTAACGCAGCTGACGCCTTTAATCACCGACGCTGTGAACATCATGAGCGATCTCCAGCCGTTCTTTGAATTTGGCGTCGTGAAGCCTCTCG